CAGCCTCTGTATCAGGTAACTTCGAAGTAGGTGGTACTCTTCAATTAGCTGACGGATCTGCTGCTAACCCATCAGCCACCTTCACCAATGACCTCGATACAGGCCTCTTCAGAATTGGTTCTAACAACCTAGGCTTCACCACCGGAGGAGTACAAAGATTAAACATCTCAGACAATGGAGCATCTATCTCTGGTAACTTTGATCCTTCTTCCAACAACACATATGACCTAGGAGACTCATCTTACAGATGGAGAGATCTTAATCTTGGTAGAAATGCCTTGATTGCTGGGAATGTGGGGATTGGGACGACGGTGACGAACTATAAATTGGAAGTTTTAGGAGCTTCGCATACTTATGCGGGAATAACAGCTGGGACAGATAGTGTATCAGGACTTTATTTGAATAACGATGCACGAAGCTGGATATTAAAAAATGACGGACAAAATAATGATTATTTTGCAATCAGAGAGGGTTCAGTAGCTGACCACTTGGTAATTTTAAAAACCTCAGGCAACGTCGGCATTGGGACGACAGGGCCGGGGTATAAATTGCAGGTAGAATCAACAGGAGATGATGTCCTAAAACTTGTATCTACAAGAAATGTGGCTGGGGCTGATGTAGGAGTCAATGTTATTCACAACAGGGGAATAGCGAATGTTCTAGACAACGACACCTTAAATCTTTTTACAGGGAAACAGGATTCAGATACTACCTCAAGCGCTATAACTACAAGAGTAAAACAAATTATTGAAGATGCTACTCACGCTACTCGTTCAAGTGCCTTGCAATTCCAAACAATGTCCAATGGAACTCTTGGAGACAAGGTACGAATAACAAGCACAGGCAACGTCGGCATTGGGACGACGGCGCCGGGAAATATTTTAGATGTTGCTGGGACTCCATCAGGAACTACTTATCAAATTATTTCAAGAGATACCACTGCTCAGGCAGCGGGAGTCGGAGGCGGTATTACTTTCTTTGGAAAAGCCACTGATGCAGGCGGTTATGGCAGAATGGGTGGGATTAAGGGCATAAAAGCTAACGCTACAACAGGAAATTATTTAGGAGGACTTGCTTTCTTAATTCCAACAAGTGCCGCCTCTGATGTTTTGCTTGAGAAAATGAGAATAGACAGCTCCGGCAACGTCGGAATTGGCACGACAGCGCCAAATGACAAATTCCAGGTTAATGTTGGTATAAATCAGAATTGGGGTATAAGGGCTACAGGGTCTATCCCGAATTTTGAAGCTATCAATGATGCGCGAAGCGGATATGTGGCGGGAATGATAGATGCGAGTCCATTGATATTGAATTCTCAAAGCACAGGCAACGTCGGCATTGGGACGACGACGCCAAATCAGTTGTTGTATGTTTATAGCGCGAATTCTAGTGCTCGAGCCTATGTTGATGCTGCAGTTGGTTCACAAGCAGGCTATGGTTATTCAAAAGGTGGTGTGGCTAAATTTTTGTCCTACGTTCCGGCAGATTCAAACGATTTGAGATTTTATGATGGCTCTGCTGATAGAGTAACATTTCAATCAGGTGGCAACGTCGGCATCGGGACGACAGCGCCAGGATATAAATTAGAAGTTCAGGGAACTGGATATTTTAATGGGCAATTCACTCAGACTGGTGGTACGGCAAATTTTGGTGGTGCGTGGGTTAATATCGGTAGTGGGTATGGTGCAACTGGTATCTCTTTTAGCGATACGGGAAATGGTAGTTTTAATGGAAATCTAACAGTAGACGGCAACGTCGGCATCGGCACCACATCTCCGACTGCCAAGCTCCAAGTAGCAGGTAGCATCTTATCTACTAACCTAATATCCTCAGGTATCGGCCAATTTGGAGGTACATCTACTGTATCGTATTCAAGATTCGGTACTAACACTACCTCCCATTCACTCTCATCAGCCAATGACGTCTTAATCTCAGGTAAGCTTGAAGTAGATGGTGACATCTTCGTAGATGGTACCCTCTATGCTGGTGCCATATCCTACAACTCAGCCTCTGTATCAGGTAACTTCGAAGTAGGTGGTACTCTTCAATTAGCTGACGGATCTGCTGCTAACCCATCAGCCACCTTCACCAATGACCTCGATACAGGCCTCTTCAGAATTGGTTCTAACAACCTAGGCTTCACCACCGGAGGAGTACAAAGATTAAACATCTCAGACAATGGAGCATCTATCTCTGGTAACTTCGATCCTTCCACAGACAACATATATGACCTAGGAGACTCATCCTACAGATTCAGAACAGGCTACTTTGGTACAAGCTTAGGTATTAACTCAGGTAACACCCTAAACAATACCCTAGAAGTAGGTGGTACTGCCTCTATATCAGGTAATGCATACTTCGGAGGTAATGTGGGTATTGGGACGACGGTGGCGGGGGCGAAATTAGAAATTAATAATATTGTTGGTTCGCAGATTCTTAGATTTGACCATCCTCAAGTTGGATTATCGCATAATGATTCTCTTGGGGAGATTCAGTTTTACGGAAGAGATGATTCATCAACAACTCGCCGCGGAGTGTATGGTTCTATAAGTAGCATAGCTACAGATCCAGCAAGCTTAACGATTAATCAAGACGTAAATGAAGGAGGCGCACTAGTATTCAAGACAGCAAATGATGCTATTGGCTCAACGAATCTTGTCTTAGATGAACGAATGAGAATCACAAGTCTCGGCAACGTTGGTATCGGGACGACGAATCCGGGAGCATTGTTGCAAATAGGTAATGTATTTACGTTCAGAAACGATGGTCAAATGAAATGGGGAACTACGGCAAATTATGGGATAGCAAGTTGGGATACAGGCAAGGCGGTAATAGGGGGTCAGGCCGGAATGGATTTGGGTCTATATGCTGATGGGTCTCAAAAGGTAGTTATAACAACGACAGGCAACGTCGGTATCGGGACTACAAATCCGGGGTCACAACTATACATATATGGTTCGAGCGCGAATATGGCAGTAGATAATTCAAGCACATCAAGTCTTTCCTCTATTCTACTCAAAGAAAACGGTGCGTTGACTGGGGGATTGATCGCTTATGGCTCTGCTCATGCGACTCTAGCCAACCAATTGTGGATAAAGACTTATTCTGCTTCCGCTCCAATTATTTTTGCAACTAATTCTACCGAATGGATGAGGGTTGCTGGCAATGGGAACGTTGGTATCGGAACGACTGCGCCTGTCACTCATCTTCAAATCGGTACGGGCACTCTCAACTACGCCAATGGCACAGGTGATGTGTATATCCAAAATGATTTAGAAGTAGATGGCACGATATATGGCGCAATTTCCGGAACAATTGATTTAAACTTTACCCAAGGCTCTGTCTTATTCGCCGGTTCTGGAGGAGTAATCGCTCAAGATAATGCCAACTTTTTCTGGGACGATACTAATAACGGTTTAGGTATAGGTACGACTAATGCTCAGGGCTATAAATTAAACGTTGAAGGAACGGCAAGATTAGGTGCGTCTACTTTGTCGGTGAATGGGGATAGTGTCATGGCTGAGGCACCAACTACAAACTATATCGTCAACGATTATGAAGATCTTGCCACTGGCGTTGGATCAGATTCGCCTGGCGCTCTAAAAACTATTTCAACCGATTATGCTTATTATGGTGCGAAAAGTCTTAAATGGGTTTATGGTGGTACGGGAAGTAATAATATTTACAATACTGCCACTGGCGCTCCTTCGTCGACTACATTTACAGTCACTATGTATGTTAGGAAGGCTGATGGCGGCGTAGTCTCGGGATTGTCAATGTATATTTATATTGGCGCTAATACCGGCTCTGTTACTCCGACAATCACGTCCGTTGGGAATGGTTGGTACAAGGTTGTTGGAACAAGGACAGTTGCTGTATCTGGTGCATTGGGATTGACTGGACTGTCTGGACTTGATTCAACTCAGGCTAACTATTTTGATGGTTGGCAGGCAGAAGTCGGCGCTACCGGAACTTCCTATGTATACGGAACAAGAGCTTATGGCGATGCGGTTGTTGGTGGTAAGTTGGAGGTCTTAGGTTCTGGTGAATCTATGATCTACGGAAATCTTGGCATAGGGACTACTAATCCAGATTCTCAGCTACATGTGGCTGGGGCAGGTATATTGACTTTGGGCAATACCGGCGTAACGCACGGGGCTATAAATTCTGCTGGTTCTCTGTTCATAAACATCGACACTAATAATGATGCTACCGAAGCGTTTGAAATCGCTTCGCATAGAACAGGACAAAGTGGCGGCACTTCTCTATTGAAAGTTTTAGATACCGGAAACATCGGAATTGGAACGACTATGCCATATTCTAAGTTTGACGTAATAACTCCAGCGAATTCATACGTGTCGGTAGGAAGCGCGGCGTTATCCGTCGGTCAGTACGCGGGAATACATTTTGGCTATCGCGAACCCAACACTAACTACAGAAAAAGCGCTATCGTATTTGAAAGAACCGATAACGCTGGTGGAGGTGCTAATGCCGCCGGTAGGGTGCATATCCTCAATGGCCCAGCAACTGGCGCTGGATCGGCAACGTTAGTCGATGCGAAGTTAACTATTGGTGAACTCGGCAACGTCGGCATCGGAACGACGGCTCCGGGGTACAGGCTTGATATTAAGAGTAGCGGAACGAGTGTTGATGTTCTAGCGATTACCCAATCAAGCAGCGTAAATCCAATTTTCAAAGTTAGAGAATTGTCTGGTGGTCAAGGCGGGTTGTATGTTTTTAATGCTGCTAATACGGCAACAAATCTTATTAATGGAAATGGTGACAGCTATCTAAACGCTGGCAACGTCGGCATCGGCACCACAGCGCCTACTAATAAGCTCCAAGTAGCAGGTACCATCGAAGCCACCTCCCTTATCTCCAACAACATATTACAGGTCAATGGTTCAAGCACAGTTGGCTACAACAGATTTGGAGTAGGAACTACATCTCATTCACTCTCCTCAGCCAATGACGTCTTAATCTCAGGTAAGCTTGAAGTAGATGGTGACATCTTCGTAGATGGTACCCTCTATGCTGGTGCCATATCCTACAACTCAGCCTCTGTATCAGGTAACTTTGATCCTTCTTCCAACAACACATATGACCTAGGAGACTCATCTTACAGATGGAGAGATCTTAATCTTGGTAGAAATGCCTTGATTGCTGGTAATGTCGGGATTGGGACGACGGGGCCAGGGGCGAAGCTAGAAGTCTATACTGGCACTTCAAATGGACTGGGCGAAGGTATAAGAATAAATAGGCCAGCTTCAAATTATTATTCAGGATTAGAGTATGCGACTGCCGGTACAGTTGATTGGGGGCAGGGAGTAAATTCTGCTGGATTTGGAATTTATGAGAATGGGATGGCGGGGACAACAAGGTTCTTAATCCAAGACGGCGGCAACGTCGGTATCGGAACAACTACTCCGACGGATAAATTGGATGTCGCTGGTGCTATTCGTGTCACCACTAGTACAGCTTTCGATGCAACCAAAGGGGGCCGAATTTATTATAATTCCACTACTGGTTTGTCAATTCAGGGTGTTACTGGAAGCACAAATGATCTAGCTCTTTATACTCCGGCCGGCCAACCATTATTAGCTAACCCAACTGGAACAAATAACACCGTCTTAAATTCAAGCACCGGCAACGTTGGCATCGGGACAACGACGCCAGGATATAAGCTAGATGTAAGAGGTTCGGCATACATTGAAGGTCTAATGGCAGTAATGGCTGGAGAAGGCTTCAATGATAAGGGAATGGTAGGAATATTATACGACAGGAATGAATTAACGAACGCCGCCTACAGAGGAACATCCACCATAACTATTACAAACAGTGGTACTTTTGCGGATACCACGGCAAATAAGAATTTAATGGTAGACGCTTCTGGTCAGTTTATGACCATCTCTAGTTTAGCCAATAATAGTATCGTAGAAATTAAATTTGAACTGCCAAGTAACGTTAGCAACTACAGTCGAGCAGTTTGGCAACCATTTTTCCAAACTAGAACTGGCGCTACTGACGCTTCAGCCACATTCCCGCAATCGATTACCGTGGAGGTATCTAATGATGGGGTTACTTGGTATAAACCAAGCAACGGTGCGTGGGACACTTCTACTTTTGTTAGCAGTAGCCTAAAGGGTCTTTGGATGGCCGCAGAGGGAAGTCCGAACTCGCCGTCAAATTTGCCAGGATGGGCGTGGAAATATGCAAGATTTACGCTTAGTAATTTTAATGTCGGCTCGACTTATGGACTTTGGATAGCAGAATTAGGAGTTAGGCATGTGTCAGCTCCTTCAGCTCGCCAATATGTGTATGCAACTGGCGATACAATGTATGGCGGACTCAATGTTATGAACGGCAACGTCGGCATCGGCACCACCAACCCATCATCATACAACCTCCAGGTAGTAGGAGCAGGAGGCTTCTCTATATCAGTAAACTCTCCAATCTTCCAAGGACAAGGAGCAGCTACCACCTTTGGTAACGCCTCATACCTCTCCACCATCACCGGCTCCTCCCTAACCATATCTCCAACAGCCTGGACAGCCACCCCAACCATCTCTGGTCTAATCACTGCTACATCTGGATTAACTGCTAATGGCGCCTTAACCGCTAACAGCACCTTTACCCTGGGTGACAATGGCG